CTACTGAGCGGCGTTGGGAGGGGCTGGCGCTGAATCAGGATTTGGCGGCTCTGCAGGTGCTCCGAACCGGATCTTGCCGACCATCTCCAGCTCATGCTGAGGCCTCACATGCGAGTAGGTCTTGAGCAACAGTGCTCCGTTGTCTTTGTGTCCAAGCCATTTCGCTGCGGTGCGCACATCCACCCCCGCTTCGAGGCAGGCGGTTCCGAAAAGGTGGCGCAGGGAATGCGTGGTAAACCGCTGGATGCCGAGCTTCCTGCAGGCGCTGGTGATAAAGCCCTGCACATCCTTGATGCCGAGCACGAGATCCGACTCCTCTGAGCCCTGGCGTTCGCTAGACAACCTCTCAAGCAGGCATCTCATCTCTGCGGTCATAGGCACGGCCCGAGCTTCCCCGTTCTTGGTCACGCGCAGGTGAACCAGCCCTTGGGCAAAGTCGATGTCCCGCCATTGCACGTTGATGGCCTCGTTTTTTCGCGCGCCGCAATAGGCCACAAACTCGATGAAGTTGGCCGCTGCACGACAGTCGGAGACCCCCGCTCCTCGGACGATTTGGACCAGCCTTGTGAAGTCCTCTTTCGACGGGATGACGGGAAGATCGCCTCGCTCGGCTTTGTCGCGCCGAACCTTTTTCAAGATCCCAGCCAGCTCGCGCGCAACCACCGGTTGCCTTGCAGGGTTGACGGCGAGATGTCCACTTTCCACGGCCGCATCCAGAATCTGGCGGAGCGTCCCCAGGGCGCAGGTCAACGTGGTCTGGCTCGCCCCCGTGGAGTTTCGGGACGCCCGTTTGGCCCGCGTTGGAACGTAGGGTTTGGCCGCAGCCACCAGCGTCCTCAACCACTCGACCACACTTTCCACTGTGATCCGTTGCACGTTGACCGTCGCGATGTTTTCCCACGAACGCTCGACGAGCTTCACACCTGCCTCGCGGAAGGCTTTGGTGTTGGGGCGAAGGGGGGATTGCCCGAGCTGTTTCCGGTAAATGGCCAGCGCCTGTCCGAAGTTTAAGGTCCCCGTGGCCGCTGTCTGCACTGCTGCTGCCCTCAGCTTGTCTGCCGCCGCGAGGTGAGGCTTCGCGCGGTGCTTGGCCACCGAGAGCAGCGTCGTCTTGAGGCTTGCCCATTTCTCCTTGCCGCGGGCATACGTTCGGACATAGTAACGTCCGTTTCGATGACGATACACCTGATCCAAGCTGGTCGGCTGCCACACGGGGGCTTCTTTCACGGTTTTCATGCCGTGACCGTAGAAACTGACCGTGTAAATGTCAACCGGAAGCTGGATTACGTGTCACAAGTCGTTGATTTTCAGTATCGGAAGGGTGGCTGAGTTGGTTTAAGGCACTCGACTCGAAATCGAACGTGGGGTTAAACCCACCGTGGGTTCGAATCCCACCCCTTCCGCCATTCTCGCCGCAGGCGAGGTTGAAGCTGAGGCTTGACGTGGCAGTTGGGAAAGAGCGGAAGAGGGCGGAGTAAGCCGGAATAGGCCTGAATCGGGCTGATTTACAGGGGTTTAGGACACGGGGCAGGCCTCAGAGCTCGTGGGCGGCCGAGTTGGGAATTTTTGGGCCGATTTCGCCCGATTGACAACGAGTTGGGAATGTTTCCGGGGCCTTGCACCGGCTGTGCAGGGGGCTTTACCTGGGATGGGCAGGTGGGCAGTGTGGAGGGGTGGAATTTACCCGCGGAGGAGCGCAAGTGGATGGACCCTGAGCTGGGAGGATGCCCAGGAGGAGGCCGGCCGGTGGATCGGCGAGCAGCACCTCGGCCGGGATTTGACCGGGCAGGTTATCGATCTCAGCGCGGTTGATCTGCCCCACACGGGCCTGTTCCGCAAGATGGTCCTGGAGGCCGTGCGCCGGAAGCTCCTGAAACGAGGAGCATGGAAGATCATGCTGCCCCCGGAGGATTAGCTGCGGAGGAGCTTTTGCGCGATCCACTGCGCGACTTGGACAGCAACAGCGTTTCCGGCACCTTTAGCCTCCGCAAGGTTGGCCGCATCCAGTCCGAGGCAAAACCCATGATCTTGAGACGTTCGGCGCCGCTCAACCATCTGATGCCATCCGTGCGGGTGAGCAACAAGAGACTCACCGCCGAGACAGATTTGCGATGGGGCGGTGGTGGCGCAAAGAGTATGCCCAGCCCATGCAGTCTCATCGCGTGGCTTCCACTCCGGGAAAGACGAGCTAGGTATTGAGTCCACTGGAGCGGCGTCAGCCAGCAGGTCGAAAGTGGGGTAGCGTCCAAGACCTGCGACCAGGAAAATGCGGCGACGGCGGCAGGGGCTTCCGAAATATTGAGCATCAAGCACTCGCCAGAATCCCATATACCCGCAGTCGGCAACGGTCCTGACGACCGTTTCAATGTCTCGGCAATCTTGCGAATGGAGCAGCGCCGCGACGTTTTCAAGGACCAGCCAGCGGGGTTGAAGTTCTTGGACGATGCGCATTGCCTCGGAAAAGAGCCCGCTGCGCGCCCCCGCCAGCCCAAGGCGAGCGGAGCAGCTTCCGGCCGTGCTGATGTCCTGGCACGGAAAGCCTGCCGTGATGCAATCGACCGCTGAAAGGTTCGCCGCGCCACAATGCCGGACGTCTTCAAACTGCCGGGCATCGGGAAATCTGTGACCAAGGACAGCCCGCGCGATGGGATCGATCTCGACTTGCCATACGCTGCGCCAGCCCGCGCGCTCGAAGCCGAGGTCGAGTCCGCCGATGCCGGCGAAGAGGCTGCCGAGGGTTGGGGTGGCTGTTCGGCGATGGTCTTTGGTCGGTTTTTCATTCACGGGAAGGGTTTAGCGTGTGCCCCCTGTTTTGTTCACAGTGCCGCCTGAGTTTTTCGAGGGCGCGACGTTCGAGACCGTGAATGTAGGAGGGGGAACAGTCGCACCAGGCTGCGATTTCCCGCACCGTGAACCGCGCCCCGGGCTCAGCCCTGCAGGCGAGCAGGGCGAGGCCAAGATCCACCCGCTCCGACCGCCTCAGGGCTCAGGGGCATTGCGCTCCTTCGCGGGTTTGGTTTTCGGAGCGGGGGACGACTTGAATCTGCAGGTGAAATCAACAAGTCCGCACCGCTCACAGGCAAAGCCCTTCGAGTAATCCAGAGAGCGAAGCCATCCCTCCAAATGCTCAGGCCGCGTGCTTGGAGACTTCGCGCAGCCATAGCACAACCGAACGAATCTCGCCTGAGCTTCGGGAGCTGTCATGGTTTGCCGGCGCTGGGCAGGCGCCACTCTCCAGATTCGTTGCGGTGAACAGTTCTCAAGGTCTGACCCTCCACGACCAGAATCCAACCGCATCCCTTGCGTGGGTTTCCGACGAGGTAATAGCTGGCGACACGGCCGCCGTGATTCAGAATCTTGTGCAGGACCTTTCCGGGCCTGAGCTCCGCCGCCCGCGCTTTCGACATCCATCCCTCCAGCTGTCTGAGGACTTCGCCAGCCGTGCCCTTCACGCCGGCGCGTTCGCGAAAGCGATTGAGACAGTGAACGCTGGCCCAGCAAACTCCTTGCACTGGCCCAAACGGGACCACGGGACTGGGGAATCTTTCAGTGCCGCTCATGAGCAGATCAGCTTGATAAGCTTGTCGTTTTGGAGCTTCATCGCTCCCTGAACCTCGGCGTGGGTGGTCATGGAGACGGGAAGCTGGGCGAGGGTTCGTTTGAAATAGTCGCCCTGGACGTTGAGGGCGGCCTCGAGCATGGCTCGGCGCATGCCGAGGCGGTCGTGCTCGTCAGCTTGGAAGAAGAACAGGTTCAGGAGGGCTTTGTGGCGGTCGTCGAGGATGGTGGTCATGAGAGGAGAAGAACCCCGCTGGCTGATCCAGGCAGCGGCGTGGTGATGGTGGTCTTGCGGCCGTGGCCGTAGCCGGTCACGAGGGCGTCGTGGTTCTTGCGAGCACTCGGCCGGCGGCTACTGGTGGTATTGGGGAAAAGGCGGTCGAACTCGCGTTCGATCAGGCCCTTCTTGGCCACGACAAGGGCGGTGTGTGAGTCCGATAGGTGGCCGGCCTGGTCGGACCCGCGCAGGTTGCAGGCGATCCCGTAGATCCAGCCCCGCACGTAGCTCTCCTTTTTCAGAGTGGTCACTTTGCGGCGGCTCTTTCGCTCGCCATCGCAGAACGCCTTGAGGCCCTGGGTGCAGGCCCGGACGAGGAATGCGAACACATAACCCGCGATGGTGACGTCGGTCTCGAAGCCGACCACCGCGAGCTTGGGCCGGCTGATGCAGACCCGGACGCGGAAGTAATTCTCCAGCACGCCGGCGATGAGGAACTTGATGAGGCTCACGCGCTCGCCGAGGTGGATGTGCTCGCAGACCAGGCGCTCGGTGGGTTCGTCGAGATCCAGGCCGGCGATGTCAATCTCGTGCTGTCGGATCAGCTCCAAGGCACGGTTGAGGGCATTGGCGGCCTCGGCCGGCGACGCGGCCTTGTCGCGGGCCAGCCGCAGGAGCTTCTTGATGCGCTCGACGATGGAGGGACCGGTGCTCATGGCTGCCCTTTCTCGTTCAGCAGAGGCCGCAGCCGGGTGCCCTCCGGCAGCATGTGGATCGGCCAACGGCCCACTCTGCTGATCAGGATCGTGGGGAAGCCTCGCTCGTCCTGGATGACATTCACTTCGCCCCGCAAGGTCTCAACGCTGGGGTCATCGTGCTCGCAGAGGTAGCGTCCAGGCGTGATTTGATCGTCAGTCGGCATGGCTTGTTTCCTTTCCTGATGTTGGGTTCAGGAACTTGTCGCGGAGCCGTTGGGCTTCGGAGAGATCGCGGGTGTTGAGGGCGAAACGGACGACCTCGCCTTTGGTGATTCTCTGGAAATGCCACCAGCCCCCGCGGTTGAGGAGGTAGCGTAGTTCGGGGTTCCGCTTGAAATGTTGGCGGGGCTTGCAGGGTTCGGGTGCTGGCGCGGCCGCGAGACGATGGCCGCGGGCGGCTCGGGATTTGGCCCAAGCGATCACGTCGAGATCGCCAACCTCGGGCGGGGTGTCGTCGTGCTTGGGCAGGAGGCGGAGCTGAGGCGGCGCGGCAGTGCGCAGCGTGCGGGCGCGGTTGGCTTGGATGATGGCGGTGTAGGTCATGATGGGAAGTGACGGGTGACTAGTGGCGAGTGGTGAGTGGTTCGGTGGGGGTGAGTCGTGATGAGCAAACGGCAACCGCATGACGGCAGATTTCGACGCGCGCGATATTGATTCCGGGCGTAGTCCATCTGTCTCCGATCAGAATCTGGAGCACCCCCTTGTGCGTCCGGGCGCGACGGGTGCCGATGCAGTGCCCGTTGCTGAGGAAAAGGGCAGCGTGTTTCTGGATGCTCATTTTGATCATGGTCAGGTGTCGGATGGGGCGCGGAGGATCGCGATGAAATGGGCTTCGGAGATGCGGGTGACGGCGAGGATCTTCACTTTCCGGGCCGCAGCCACCTTGCGAGCGACAGCCTCGGCGGCGAGCTGAGCACCTGCGGTGCAGCTCGCGGTGAGTCCAGAGCATCGGGCAATGTGCGTGCCCCCGGAGAAACGCACAAAGATGTCGAGTCCGTATTCGTCGATGATCATGAGAATTTCGATTTGTCGCGGGGGTCACCGTAGCCCCCGATCCACTGCGACTCGGTAAGGGGGCAAACGGCGGCAATCTCGACGAAGTTGGGAGTGCGCTTGGCGCGACTTCTGGCAGCGCTCTCCGATGGGGTGAAAAAGTGTTTTTCCAGAATCTCGGTTGCGCCGCGGGCGGCTCGGACCTTGATCGCCACTTCCCAGCCGAAGATCGGAGCCGAGAGCACAACAGGGCGAACCGGCCAATGGCACTCCGGGCAGTTGGTGTTTTGATCCCAGGCAAACGTGATCCGGTGGCAGACCTTGCATTCGATGTCGTTCATGGGAAAAGGAGGCCTTGGCCGGTGTGGACTTCGCGGAGATCGGGGCGCAGGCCGGTGAGGCAGCGGGCGCGGGCTTCGGTCCAGGCGCGGAGCTTGCGGAGCTCGGAAATCGCGTGACGGCGCAGGCGGTGTTTGATGGGCAGCCAGGCGGGCGTGGGAAGGTGGCGGTGATGGATGAAGCCGCTCTCCCCGCCGCGGGTGCTGGAGACGGCAAAGCTGTCGAGGAGGCCTGGCCGGCGGCCGTCCTGGCGCAGGGCGCGCTCTTGATGCCAAAGCGGGCGCAAAGGTCGCCGGTGCTGATCCAGTCGCCAGCGGCGAGCAGATGGAGCTCGATCTGGCGGGCGATGGCATTGTCAGCCGGCGGGGTCATGGTCAGAAGGGGCAGTTGGCGGCCGGAACGGCTGCCGGTGACGCGTGACGGGCGATGAGTGCCGAGTGGGCCCGCGCGCGGTTGTGGATGATGTTGCGGAAGTTCTCGAGTTGATCCTGCGGCAGGCGGTCGTAGTCGGTGGTGTTGTAGAGGTCGCGAGAGATGGAGCGGAGATAGGCCTCGTCGAGATCGGCGCGGGCAGCGTCTTTGCGGATGGTGTGCAAAGCGTTTTCCCGGTCGCGGTCGCGGATGTCGACTTGGTCGCGGAGGGGCGCGGAGGCTTCGAGAAATTTGGAGAAATCGCGGTTGGTGAAGTCGCGCATGCTCTGCGGGCAGCGGGCGTGCTCATGGACGGAATAACGGCGGTCGTCGTCGTTGCGCTCCCAGCCCTGGGCCGCGCAGATCGCGGCCCAGGTGCGCCAGTAGAGGGTCGTCTGCTTTTTGGTGAGCATGATCAGCGCAGGGAGCTGAGGAGATTGTGGGCGATGTAGCGCCGGTGGTTGCGGCGGATGTCCTGTGCCCCCGCCTGGAGGCTACTGCGGAGGTGCCAGGCCACACTCAGGGCAAGCCCGAGGGCCAGCAGGGCGATGAGCCACACGGGCACGTCGAATTGGAGCGACCAGTGCCAGAGATCGCTCATGGAGCCTCCTTGGTCTCGAAGCTGACGGTCGGAGAGCTCGCGGCCTCGCAGGCTTTGATGAGCTTCTTCGCGTCTTTGCCCAGGCATTGCTCGGCCTGCTCGCGGAAGCCCACGATGGGCTTGTAGGCCGGCACCTGGGCAAAGAGCGTGGTGAACCAGCGGCCGGCGAGGGTGCGGACCTTTTCAATCGCGCTGCCCTCGCCTGCGATGGTCGATTTGAGGCGGGCGGCTGGGAACGTCACGCGCACCACACAGCCGTCGTTGCCTTCGGCGGTCCAAGACTTGCCGCCCCCGGCGGTCTCGGTGTGTTCCTCAGCGCGCAGGGCGGCCTCGGTGACGAGGTCGGACTTGAGCTCCTTGAGGCGTTCGGTTTTTTCCGCGATCTCGCGATCGAGGGCGACGGATTCGCTGACGGTTGCTTTGAGCTTGTTGGTGGTCATGGGATTTAGTGGTTCAGTGTTCAGTGGTTCAGTTTTGGGACAGTTTTTTGGGTTGGTTGGATTGGATGTGTGAGAGGGCCTTGGCTTGGGTGGGTGTCATGCGGAAGCGTTGGCTGGTTCCGAGCAGGACGAGGGCGCATTCCTGCAACAGGGCTGCAAGGTCGTTGCGCTGGGTCTGGTTCAGGATCAGGTGCTCGTTTGCTTCGATCGCCGTGAGCAGGCCGAAGGTGGTCCAGGAGATGATCCCGCAGGGCGGGATGCCGGTTTTTTGGGTGGTGGGCATGGGACGGATGTGAGTTAGAGGACTTAGTTTTGGTGACTTTCGCCGGTCATGCGGGCGCGGAGTTCCAGGGCTTTGAGGATGTGGTCCTCGTGGAACGTGGTCTTGGTCTTGGCGGCGATTCGGCTGGCCACCTTGAGCGTCTCGGCGACGATACCGAGGCGACCGGGCCGGTTGGCGGTGTCGACCAGCGTGGTGAGCAGGGCCGTCGAGGGGTTCTCGATGAACTGGCGCACGATGGGGAGGACGTCATTGCGGCCGAGTTTTTTCGGCAGGCGGATGGGCATGCCGATGCGGCCGATGAGTTGCTCGAATTGGTAGGAGCCAGACTTGAGGCGCTCGGAGAATCGAGACGTGGCGATGAGCGCAAGGGCGCATCCGGTCTGGTCGTGGATGTCGCGGAGGAGTTCGAGGTTGGCCGGGTTGACCGTGCGCTGGTCGTTGGGCATGAGGCGGTGGGCCTCGTCCACGATGAGGATGCGGTTGCGGTTGAAGGCGCGGTGCAGGCTCTCGGCGAGCTGGATGATGCTCTGGTTCTTGTTGGCTCCGACCTGCCCGGCGATCATGCGCATGAGGCCCTTGATGCCGCCGACGGGCGGGGCGGTGACGAAGACGGAGCGGCCGTGGTTGTTGGCCTCGGCCCAGGCGCGCACGGAGATGGTTTTCCCCTGGCGCGACTCCCCGATGATGGTGGTGATCGAGTTGTTGGCCAGGGCGTAGTCCAGCCCGGCCCAGATCATGCGGGACGTGGCCGTCTCGGCGAAAACGTTCTTGGTGATGGTGCCGCGGGCGATGGCGATGCGGCGGTAGCTCTTAATTGCGCTGATGGGCTTGGCCCAGGAGTCGGCCTGGTAGGTGCCTTTGAGGAGGCGGAAGATGACGCTGCGCTCGTACCCGACGGCCTCGGAGGCATCGTCCCAGCTCAGGCCCTCATCGAGGATGTGCTGGTGGAACCAGGTGAGGAGGTCTTGCTCTTCCGGCGTGCGGTCACGCCAGACGGTGAGGTTGAGCGGGACGTTGACGCGCGCGTGGGCGGATGAGGCTTCGGCGGCTAGGCTGCGGTCGTTGGGTGCTTCGTCTGGGCTGGTGGTGGTCATGTGGTGGCGGTGGTTGGTGGTGGGTTGGTGTGTCAGGTGAGTTCGCGCAGGGCGTCGGCGAGGGAATCGGCGTCGTCCTGGAGAGGGAGCGCGGTGCGTTCGGTGGCTGCGTCAAAGGCGTCGGAATCCTCATGGAGGCGGGAGGGGGTGACGGGATCGCCAGCGAGGATGCGGGCGTTGTTACGGTGCATGTCGCGCTTCTCGCGGCCGGCGGCGAGATGGCGGGCGCGGAAGGGGACGAGTCGCTCGGTCTCGGCCTTTGCAGCGGCCCCGCATTCGCGTTGCACGGCCTCGACATCGGCCCGGTTGACGGAGTGGATGCGTGGGCAGGCGGCGACGTAGCGGCCGCGCGAGTCGAAGGCGTAGAGGGTGTCCGGCGCGTAGGGGTTGAGGACGGTGAGATACTTTTCGCGGTCGGTCAGATCCCGCGCATCGAAGCGCAGGAGGTCACCGGTGATCTCGGCGTCGGCGAGCTCGAACATGCCGCGCCGGGCGATTCGTTCCGTGCCGCTGTCGCGGACGAGGATCATGGCGACGGCCTCGGGGCGCAGGCGGGTGAGTTGTCGTGCGCCGGCGCGCCAGACTTCGCGCGGGGCGAGGCGACGCATGAGGCCGGTGCGGCGGTCGGGCACGTGGTGCATGTCCCAGCCTTCGAGGTCATGGTCCTCGCGGGCGTTGATGCGCTCGTAGATTTCGCCGGCGACGGCGAGGAACTGCTGGAGGGTGAGGAGCGGCCACTGGAGCATTTCGGCGCGCTCGGGCGGAAGCTGGGCGACGGCCATGAGAAGGGCGTCGTTGTATTTGAGCAGGCCGTGGAGTTGCTCGGGGCGGTGATCGCGGTCGAGGCCGGTCTGGCCGGGGAGCGCGGCCATTTCGTTGTGGATAAGGTTGCCGAGGGACTCCAAAGCGGCTTTGAAGCGGAAGTTGCCTTTGCTGCGCCCGGCGTATTGGTGCGCGGCGGCGGCGGCACCTTCCATGCCGGAACGAGCGACGGTGATGAGTCCGCCGGTCTCGTTGTGGATGAGCTCTTCGAGCCAGGCGGGGATGGCGGCGGTTCCGTGTTCGGCGACGAGCACGGTGCCGCGCTGGGAGTAGCCGTAGCCGCCGAGGACGCAGGCGAGGAGGAAGCGCATGTCGGCCTCCTTGAGGTGTTCCATCTTGCCGTCGGCCGCCTCGGTGCGGACGCGCATTCCCCAGGCGAATTTGTTGGCGCTGAAAAGGTCGAGCGCATGGAACTCCATCGGGCGGCCGGAGAGTCGGCGTGCGAGGCAGTTCACGAAATGGTCATGCCAGATGTCGTCGAAGAGATAGTGACTGCCGACCCACAGATCGCGGCGGGTGGTGTAGACGAGGCGACGCTCCGAGGCGGCGGCGCTGCGGCCGATGCGGGCGACCCGCAGCTCGAAGCGGGAAGGGGCGTAGCGGGCGAGGTTACGGGGTGACCAGCCGCGTGGGTAGCCGGTGCGGGGGTCGAGCGGGGTGTCGGTGTTGACGACGCCGCGCCTCCAGTCGCGGCGCAGGGCCCGGATGCCGGCCTCGGAGCAACGCTGGTTCCGCTCCACGTATGTGCGCAGGAGTTCGCGGTCGGAGGAGTTGATGGTTGAAAGCTGCGAGTTGGGCGACGGGAGGGCGCGGCGGTCGATGAGGGCGGCCATGCCCTGCTTTTTGACGGCGTAATACTTCCGCCGGATGGTTCCCTCGGGTTCGCCGGTTTCTGCGGCGGCCTGGCGGATCATGGCGACGACGCCGTGCTCGGCGGCGAGGAGGGGCTCGATGATGCCGCGCCAGTGGTGCAGATCGAGGCGGGCGGCGTCCGTGAGCGGAGCGAGGTCGGTCGCAGTCACTTTGCAGCCTCCTCGACGGCGATCGCGGCGCGTTCGCGGCGCGGGAGCTTGAGCCAGGCGCGGGCGGCGGTGATGAACTCCTCGCAAAAATCGCAGGCAAGCTCGATCTCGACATCGGAGGCAAAGCGCAGGGCTTTGTCGTCGTGCCGGAATTTCACCGACTCGAAGGTGGCGACGAACTTGTCGTGCTGGTCCTGCGCGTGGCGCTTGAACTTTTCCTCCGGGGTTTCGGGCGGGCCGCTCTTGGTGCGGTGACCGCCTTTGAGCTTGGGCTCGGCCTTACCGAACTCAAAGATGAGCTGCCGCTGGCTCTTGCCCTCGATGAGCTTGTCGATCTCGGCCTGCTTTTTGCGGAGCGACTCGGAGAGTTCTTCGTCGGGGGCGGTGAGTAGAAGGGTCAGGTCGGCCTTCTTGCCGAGCTTGAGCGCGTCGCGCAGGCCCTCGGCCAGGCCCATGTAGCGGTAGGCGGTGGACAGGCTCGCGGCGACTTCGGGGGCGCAGGCTTCAAGCCAGGCGCTGAAGCCGTCGCCTTTCGAGCCGGCCCCGCCCGTCCGAACTTTTCCGCGTGCGGAAAAGATGGCCTCCCGCTGGACCAGCATCATGGCTCCGAAGACCAGGACGCGCTTGAGGGCGCCGTTGGCCTCGCGGAAGGCTTCGGTGATCTGCTGGCCGCGCAGCTTGTCGTCGTCGGAGAACTGCGACGTGGTGGCGAGAGAATGGCCCGGTGCGCGCTGAGGTTTTTCCACGGCCTTTGGCCCCGTGGTAGCTAGGGTTCCCTGTGCAGGGTTGGCGCTGTCCCGCCGGGCGCGGGAAGGTTGTGTTGAGGGTGCTTTTTTCATGGGAAAGATCAGGAAATGGGTGTGGAATCCGCTCCATGGACCCCACCGAAATGCGACGTTTGTTCGATCTGGTTCTGGACCGAATGGTCGAGGCCGGCTGGCTCGTGAGTTACACCTTCACCGAGGGGAAGGGTTACTGGCGGAATTGGAGCGAGGCTGGTTGGGACCGCATCGCCAGGTTGCGCAGGATCGTGGAGGCCCACACCTTGACCAATGACGACAGATCCCCGGTTGCATTCTACGAACTGGCGAAGGGCCGCAGTTTTCCTGATGCGACGTTGGCCATGAAACTGGATCCAGATGTGTTGGCTTACTTTGCCGAGAGCGTGGATCAGTTGGGTCTCGCGGGTGAGGACGAGTTGCTCGTGTTGGTGCAGGTGACCTTGTGGGATTGAGTTCATTGGTGGCGGTTAGGGTTTGATTTCGCGGGTGGTGAGGAAGTCGACGACGGCGTGGCGGTAGATGCGGTGGCGGCGGTCGTGGCCGTCGCGGGGGCCGGCGAGGTTGAGGTTGCTGATGTGCTGCTCGCTGCAGCTCATCCAGTCGGCGAGTTCTCGGCGCAGCACGGTGGGGCGGAAGTGCGGGATGATCTTATCGGCCGGCACGCGACCGAGCGGGCGCTTGGGACGCGCGATGCGATGGAGGACGCTGTAGCGGTGGATGCGCAGCTCCCGCCGGCCGGTGGTGTCGACGGCGATGTTGATGGCTAGCAGTTGCCCCTCGTCCACCAGGTCGAGGACATGCCGCTCGCTGCAATCGTCGAGCAGGAAGCCTGCATCGGCTGTGCTGATGAGCGGGCGGAAAAGGGCGAAAAGGAAGTCGAGTTGGGTGGTTGAATCCATGGGGATCAGGCGGCGAATCCGCTGCGGCGGTAGGGGACGGGGCTCTCGGGCAACTCGGCGATGCGGCCGAGGAGGCGGCGGCTCTCGCGGCGATGGGTGAGCACATGGCTCAAGTGGGTGAAGCTGCAGCCGAGGGCCAGCGCGGCGCGGCGGTAGCTGTAGCCTTTGCGCCGCAGCGCGGCGCGGGCCTGGGGAATGGTGAGGGTCTTCACGGCAGGAGATGCTCCACGAGCACGGCGAACTGCTCGGGGATGAGGATGCGGCCCTTGATGACGATGTGGCCGGGCACGGCCTCGCCGGGCCACGCCACCTCGCCCGGAACGCTCTGGCGGCGGATGTAGGCGCCGCCCGCAAGGTGATACACGATCTCGTCTTGCCCGGCCTCGCTCCACTGGCCGGGCTTGCGGCTCGCGCAGGAGGGCGTCTCCCCGCGGGTCGATTGCCTCACAGGGCTAAGTGCCGCCCCTACGCGGGGGGAATTTTCCTCGCCGTTGCTTGTGTTGTCTGAAAACATGCTTGAAGGAATATGCCTACAAGCATTACGCCGCAAGCGAAAAGTATACCCGAAGACATTTTCTCTCGGCGACTTGTGATTGCCATGGGGGCTGCTGGCTTGACGCAGCAGGAGCTGTCCGCCCGTGCGGGATGCTCTCAGCCTGACATCTCGCGATACCTCAAGGGGCGCGTGCCGAGCGGCGAAAAGCTCGTTGCTCTCGCGCGAGCTCTCGGCACGACGGCTGAAAGCTTACTGGGTTTTGATCCTCTCCCGAAGAGCGAGGACGCTCACGAGTGGCGACGGAAGGCGGACATTGCGCAAGGCAAAGTGGAGATGCTCAAGAGCGGGCTGCAGGGGCTCCTCAAAAAAATTTAACCTGTTATGTTTTCGGGAAGACAATGGAAACGATGAGCGAGTGGGCAATGGTTACGTTGTTGGCCGCGTTGATCACGGCGGCGGGCGTGGTGTGGGCGTCGCGGCGGAAGAAAGATTCGGGAGGAGCGGCGGCAACGTCGAACGTGACTGTGCACGTGCCGGTGAATGTGGCGGTGAACGGTGTGCCGAGTGCGCCGGCGATTGAGATGGTGCGTGCGGATGATAAGACCGTGGCCGCGTCGGGGGGCTTGAGCCATAAGGAGATCGCGGCGGCGATCACGTCGGCGTAGCCATTTCACCGGCAGGACGTGGAGAAGACGTTCGTGGGTGAGCGGGTGCGGTGGCGCGGAAGGCTCTCGCTGGTGATGCGCCATGCGGATTATGCGGTGATATGGATACGGCTGGGAGATGGGTCGTGCGTGTCCGTGAAATGCCGCATGTCCCTTGAGGCCTGCGCGGCGCTCAAGGCTGTGCCGGAAGAGGCGGAAATCGAGGTGGAAGGGACCATCAAGGAGGTCACCAGCTACGACGCGACTCTGGAGGATTGCGTGGTGATGCGGTGAGTTTGCCGGGCCAGATGTGGGAGGCGATCTACAAGAGCTTGCGGCGGCGCTGAGAAAATGCCGATGATGACAAGCACCTCAAATGAGCTACACCCCACCTCCAGCGCGCTACTACCTCGCGGAGAATGGCGAGGCGGTTGGACCTTTCACGGTTGAGCAACTGCGGGCGATGTTTGCCTCGGGCCGGGTCCATGCCGGTAGCCAGGTGTGCTGGGAGCGGAGCCAGGAGTGGGTTTCCGCGACGACCTTAAACCTACTTCCTTTGCCGACGCCGACCAAGAGGCCGCGGGTGATTATTGCGCTTGTGGCGTTGCTCGCGCTGCTGGTTGTGATCATACCGACCAACGAGCTGTTCAAGGGCAAGGCTCGGCTGGCCGAAACCATGGCTGAGTTTCAACAACTGGTGCGCCTCGGGCAGATGCAGAACAGTCGGACTGCCAGCTCGACCACGCTCGACGCGACGTTTGCAAATTTTGATGCGGCGATGGCAACCGCCGATCAGATGGAGGCGTTGCAGCGGAAATGTGAGTCGGATTTTTGGATGAAGGCGGCGGCGCGCATTTTCGGAACGGGCTTGGAGGCAACGCCGCCGCGCTGATCCCGGCAAAAAAAGTCCAATAGAGCGAATGGACGCAATGGGGCGTTTCCCCGTTTTTTGATGGCATGCGAGCGTGGCTCGCATGTTGAGCGCCACACTCCTTTCCCGCCGCACGGCGGGTTTTCCGATTGGTGGAGATAGCATGACGGGTGGCAGGCGGGGTTCTGTGGCGGGGCCCCGCCTGCTTTTTGCCTGCGCGGTGCTTGCGGTGGCCTCGCTGAACGGGTGCGCGACCGGCGACGTGGTCGAGGCGGCGCGTGGTGCTTACGAATTTTACGACGCGCACCTGGAGCGTGAGGTCGTGGCGGGGCGTGATGATGCGCGTGGGAATTACTACGAAGTGCGCTGGAGCCCGCGGAGCCCAGCGCCGACAAATGCGGGCGGGACGCCCGCGCTCCTTTGGGATGGGAAGGCGGTGCGGCCGTGATCCAACGCCTGCAGAAGTTCCGGCCCCGCGTTGTCGTTTGCCTTGGCCTGCTCATGTTCTGGCTTGGCGCGTTCTGTCTGCTTTTCCTCGTAGGAGGTGCCGCGCGATGAAGTGGCTCGTTCCCATCATGGGTTTCACGGAATCGGTGAGCCGCCCGACGGGGATTGAGCGGCTGTGGGCGGAGCTTCGCGGGCTGGCCTCGCCGGACCTGACGGTTGTGATGCCATGGGAATGGCGCGACGACATGCGCGCGCTGGCGGAGTTCATCGTGCGCAATTCGCCTGGGTCGTCGCCGCGGGTGTTTGTTTTTGCTTACTCGTGGGGGGCCGGCTACGCCTTCCCGCGCTTTGCCCGGCAGTGCGAGCAGCTCGGGGTGCCGATCGACGTGGCGTGCCTTTGCGATCCGGTCTATCGGTCGGGCCTGCTTCCGTGGTGGCTGCCGCTGAATCCCCTTGCCCTGGTAGGGCGGCCGCGGATCGGGATCCCGTCGAGCGTGGCGCGCGTGCATTGGGTGCGGCAGCAACTGACGCTGCCTCGCGGTCATGATCTTTTCCCCGAGGACCCGGAGGTGACGGATGTTGCGCCTGAAATTGTCTTGCCGGACGCACATACCCGGATCGATTCAAACCCGGCTTGGCGGGCGATGGTGAGGGGCGAGGCTCGGTCCTGGGCGGGGGCTGGGGAAAAAGCTGGCATTCACATCCACAAGGGCTCGGACAACCAGCGGCCGGGGGTCTGCCGAGTATGAGTGGCATCGTTCCAGCCAATCGCCCGCAGTGGTCGCGCGAACGCGTGATGGTGAAGCTCGCCGAACTCGGCGCGCTCGGGACGGTGTCTTTGCTCGGGGTGCGGGGCTACTACCGGGACAGCATGGGCGCCAAAGGGCGCAACGATCTCGGCATCTATGACGATGCGATTTTCCTTTGCGGGCCGAACACGTTTGCCGGGTTCAACGCGAACACCGACCCGGCGCGCAGCGGGATCAATCCGAAGGTGGGCAAACCCTACGCGGTGCTGAAGCCCGGCGTGTGGCTCTACAAGGTCGGCCTCCACAAGCAGAGTTACACCGCGCTGATCCAAGCGGCCGCGGTCACGGTGCTGCGGGACAAAGAGGAGGAGTCGGGCTGGTTCGGGATCAATATTCACAAGGGCGGTGAATCCTCGGTGAGCAGCGAGGGTTGCCAGACGATTCATCCGCGGCAGTGGGCGGCCTTCATCGCCTCGGTGCAGCTCGAAATGCAGCGGGCGAAAGTTTCGCGGATCAATTACGCGCTCATGGAGGGCCAGGGATGATGCTCGTTTTCCTCGCCCAGGCGACGGCGGCGGTGCCGCCGATCACGCTGCCGGACCCGAACCACTTTTCCAGCATCGGCTGGGTGCTCGTCATTTTGACCTGCCTCATCCTAAGCGGTGGCGGCGTGCTGGATGTGATCAACAAGCACTTGAGGGAGCAGCCGAAGCCCTCGGAGACGTATGTGACCATCCCGAATTTCAAGGAGATCGAGCAGGAGCGAAAGGACGACCGCGAGAAGATCATGAGGCTTCTCGGGGACATCAAAAAGGAAATGGATAACTCGAACCGCTACCAGGCGAAGGCGCGGCAGGCGATCCACCACCGGCAGAATGCGATGGAAAACGCGCTGTCCTTCGTCGCCGGGCGGTATGAGCACGACGGCGACCACTCGGCCGCGCAGGCGATCTCGCAAAAACTGCATGAGGGAAGAACCGGAGGAGGCAACTACGATGGCGAATAAGGAACCAACGGTTGGGGAGATCGCGCTGCGCAGTGCGGTGCGCAGTGTGCTCTCGGCTTTGCCGGCGAGGCGACGTGCGACGATGGCGGTGCTGCGGTCCGGGCTGTCGGCGCTGGGATTTGCGCCGACCGATGCACAGCTCAACGGCGCCATCGAGTGGAACCACTCGCGGAACTTCATCGACTACGCGCGCAATCACGACATCGACCAGGACGAATGGTTTTTGACGGATCGCGGCCGCGCCAAGGAGGGACTCGCGTGAATGAAAAAGCCAAGGTCCGACTCGAAGCTCAAGTCGCTGCCCGTGGAGCGGCAGGAACAGATCATTGCCTGGGCCAACACGCCGAAGAGCGAGGAGTGCGTGGGCGGGCTGGCCTTCGCGCTGGAGCAGCTCAAGAGCGACGGGCTTACGGTCTCCATGTCCACGCTCGCGGATTTTGTCTCGTGGTGGCGTTTGCAACAGCGGTTCTCGCGGGCGGCGAGCCGTGCCGAGGAGATCGCGGAGATGCTGCGCCAGCAGTCGCCGGACATGTCGCCGGAGAAAGTTCGGTCCGTGGCGCAGTCGGTGTTTACGCTGGAGGCGGTGGACGCGGGGGACGCGGAGACCTACGTCAACTTGGAGCACCTGCAGCTCAAGCGGGAGTCGGCCGAGACCAAGGCCAGGCTGGAGCAGGAGAAGCTTGTGATTTCGCGGCAGCGGCTGGTGCTGAGCAAGGCGTGGTCGCAGTTGCAACGTATCCGGGAGCAGGGCCTGACCGATGCGAACAAGGACGGCGTGCAGGCGCTCCTGGCGGAGTTCGAGGCTTTGGGGGTCAAATGATGCAGAAGCCCGCCTCATACGAGCTGGAGCCGTTGAACCGGCGGGACGTGCGGCAGTTCGGCCTGATCTGGCGACGCCAAGGCCGGAAGACAACGAACCTTTCGCGGATCGGGCTTTACGAGATGGCGTCGCGGCCGGGGCGGGTGGTCATCTTTGGCTCGGCCTCGCTGAGCGTCGGCGGCGAGGTGACCTATCGGGCGGCCGAGCAGATGCGGCAATTTCTGTCAGCCCACAAGCACCGCGAGATGGAGGCCAACGTGCGCTTCGATGATGAGTCCGCCTTCCGCGAGGTCTTCGAGCAGGGACGGCTGGAGTTGAAGCTGCGGCACAAGGATGCCCAGGTGAGCCGCCTCAAGGTTATTGCGCCGAACCCGGCCACGGCGCGCGGGTTTTCGGGCACGGTGCTTTTCGACGAGATCGGCTTCATTCGTGATTGGCGCGGGGTGTGGGAAGCCATCGAGCCGATCGCGTCCTCGGACCCGACCATGCGGATCATCCTGGCGACGACGCCGCCGGCCGACGATGCGCACCTTTCGCACGAGATGCTGAGCCCAGGGCCCGGCGTGACCTTCGAGCCGAATCCCGCCGGGCATTGGTATCGCAGCGAGACGGGGCTGCTCGTACATCGGGTGGACGTCCACGATGGCTACGCGGCCGGTGTGGTGCTTTACCACCCCGAGACGGGTGCGGTAATCAGTGCCGAGGAGCACCGGGCGCTGGCGATTGATAAGGACGCGTGGGACCGAAACTACGCGCTGAAGTTCGCCATGGGTGGCACGTCGGCGTGCTCCTACCTCGCGCTGCACCATGCCCAGGAGCGCGGCCGCGTGGCCGGGTGCGTGGCATCTCAGGACGATTATCCGGCCGGCTGGGAAGCCGGGCTCGGCCAGGGCGAGATTTACGTGGGGGTCGATCTGGCCACGACCGAGAAGGACCACAGCAACCCCAGCGCGCTGGCCGTGGTCGAGAAGATCGGCCGGGACTTTGCGGTGCGTGCGTTGGTGCGGTGGAAAACGGCCGACCCTCGGCTCTCGCGTCTGCTCATCGGGAAAGCTCTGGATTTGCCCGGCGGTCGCCGGGTGCGGTCGCTGGCCCTCGACGCGAGCAACGAGCGGTATTTCGCGGCGGACCTCAAGCGCGAGCTGGGCAGCCGCACGCAGGTGCGCCTCTTCATCGCGGGGGAGAAGGCCGACTACAAGGCCGAGGAGATGAGCTGCAAGCAGTATGCAGGGTCTCTGCTGGTTAACGCCCTAGAGGACGGCATGGTGCTGCTGCCTCCGGATCGCTGGGTGCGGGAAGATTTTCGCCTGGTGCGGAAGGAAAAGGGCTCGTTCAACAACGAGGTCGATTCCTCCGGGAACCATGCGGACACGTTCGACGCGGTGAAACTGGCCTTGTGGTCGGCCCAGGGCGTGCCGTTCGCGTTCGTGCCGATGACTGAGGACGAGGACAACCGGAAGGAGGTGTTCGCGTGAACGCCAGGGAGCGCAGGAAGCAGCGGAGGGGCGGGGGGTCCGTGGAAAGCGGGCAGGATGCCCGCGCTCCTTTGCATGTGGCCCCGGAGCGGATCGCCCGCTCGATCCAATCCCGGTTCCAGCCGCTGGCGAACCTGACGCCGCAGCGCCTGGTCGCGCAGCTCGATGCTTTCAACGCCGGTTACCTGAGCGAAGCGGCGCGCACCTTTGACGCGATGCTGCGCCGGGACGACCGGCTGCCGGCTCTCGCGCAGAAGCGCACCTCGGCGATCGCTCGTTATGGCTTCGATGTGGTGGCGGTCGATTGCGACGGGGACGAGGCCATGGAGAAGGAGGCCAAGGCGCATGCCGAGGTCATCGAATTCTTCCTCAACCACCTTACCGCGACCAACGCCCTGGACGAGAACGAGCGCGGCGGGTTCCAGCTCCTCGTGCGGCAGATGGCCTCGGCCATCGGCATGCGCTACGCGGTGCATGAGATCGTCTGGCAGCCCACGGCGGACGGACTCACGGCCACGTTTCGGAATGTGCCCTTGTGGTTTTTCGAGAACCGGACCGGCAAGCTGCGCTTCCTTGAACAGGACTACGGCATCGAGGGCGTGGACATGCCGGAGGATGAGTGGCTGGTCACGGTGGGCGCGGGGCTCATGGAGGCGTCCAGCGTCGCGTGGATGTATAAGCGCCTACCCCTGCGGGACTGGCTGGCCTACTGCGAGAAGTTCGGATTCCCCGGCGTGCTAGGCGAGACCGACGCACCGCTGAACAGTCCCGAATGGCATGCCATGGAGGCGGCGGTGCGGGCCTTCGCCAATGATTTCTCCGCAGTCGTGAGTAAGGGCAGCGGGATCCAACTCGTGGAAACGAAAGGCGGCGGCACGACGCTGCCCTTCGAGCCGCTGATCGAGCGCATGGACAAGGCCCTGGCCATCATGTGGCGCGGCGGCGATCTCGGCACGGCCAGCGGCACCGGCGCGGACAACACCGGGGCCAGCCTGCAGGGCGACGAGACCGACCTCCTGGAGCAGGATGATGCGGCCTGGCTGAGCGAGGTCCTGCAGACCTCGGTCATTCGTCAGGTCATCGAATACCACTTCGGCGCGGGGACACGGCCGCTGGCCTACGTGCAGATCCGCACGCGGGACCGCAAGGACACGAAGCTCGACCTAGAAATGTTCGAGAAGCTCGCGGCGTTGGGCGTTCCGCTGGCGGTGGACGACGTCCTCGAACGCTTCGGGCTCTCGCGGCCGCGCCCGGATCAGGAGCTTCTTCGGGCAAAAGCTGAAAAGCCGAAAACGGAAAAGCCGAAAGACGGGGGTGAGGATCCGTCCGCCCTGGCCAACGAGCTGGCCTCCGAGCTCGGGGTGCCGGCGGGATGGCTGGCCCCCATCGAGAAACTCATCGCCGAGATGGAGGCCAAGCTGGCCCAGGGCGGACTGACCGAGGACGAGGCCAGGACCTTCCTGGCCGAGACGCAGCGCCGGCTGCCGGAATTGCTGGGCGGCATCGATGAGGTCGCGCTGGCAGGGATTTTCGAGGGGGTCTTGGGCTCGGCGGTGGTCGCCGGGGTCCGGGACTCGCTCAAGCAGCAAAACACGAACTCATGAAAAACGCCCTCTACGCCCTTTTTATCCTGTCCCTGCGGTGGTCACCCTCCCCGACCCGTGAAAACGCCTTTGCAATGGGTTTGCAATGGGTAAGACGCGTTGCTGGGGGGCGGGCCGAGAGCGCTTTTTTGGCCAACGAGGCCGGAGAGACTGAAGAGCCCCAGCTTTTGGGCAACGAGTTCGCCCCCGGCCAGGACGGCTGGGTGATGCTCGCCCCCTACGGCGACTTCCAGCACTCGCAGGGCATCCAGCGGTTCACCAAGGAGGATGCCGAGGGGTTGTGCAACGAGTTCAACGGACTGCTCGGCCTGCCTTCCCGGCTGCTGGGCCTGCCCTGGTATATCGGGCACCCGGACCATCCGAAGTTCAAAGACCGCTACCCCGACACGAAGGCCTACGGCCGCATCAAGGGTCTCCAGGCGCGCGAGGAAGGACTCTTCGCCAACGTCAAATGGTCCGCCGCAGGGGAGGATCTGATCCGCAGCGAGGCTTTCCATGGTCACTCGGTCAACTGGGGCGCGGTGAAGCGCGCCGGGGTGTGGCGGCCGGTGCGGATCAAGAGCGTGGGTTTCACCAACGAGCCCAACATCCCGGTCACTCCGGTGACCCTGGCGAACGAAGTCGAAGAATCTATGAAACAGCAAATGCTGGAAAAACTGGGCCTCCCGGCCGACGCGACCGATGAGCAAATCCTCGCCGCCGTCGATCTGGCCAACGAGGCGAAACAACGTGCGGATCAAGCGGCGACCGAAAAGGCGACCGCCGAGGCCGCGAAATTGGAAGCGGAGACGGCCTTGGCCAACGAGCGCAAGGCCCGGATCGGGCTCCTGCTCGATGGCGCGATCGCCGCGGGCAAGGTCACGGCCGCTGACCGCAGCCGCTGGGAGACCGACCTCGAAGCGAACTTCGAGGCCAAGGCCCCCGAGTTGGCCAATGCCAAGCCGGTCATGAAGACCGAGGCCACCACCAAGAATCTCGGCCAGCGCAAGGAAGTCAGCGCGGCGTCCGACAAGGTCGTCGAGCTGGTCAACGAGCGCATGGCTGCGACCGGAGAGGAATGGACGCCCGCGTGGGCGGCCGTGAAGCGGGAACATCCCGCCCTCTTCGACCAGATGGAAACCGCCAAGGCCTGACCGGCCACGGCACAAAACAGAAAGCAAAAACCGAAAATATGAACATCCTGTTCACACTCCTGGCACTCATGGCAGTGCTCGCTCTTCTGGCCACGTGCGTGTGGCTGGCAAAGCGTAACCCGCTCACCTTCCTTGCGAACGTGGCGGAAGGCACGCACGCCCACGGCATCACCAAGCTGGCCGACGCCGCCATCACGACCCGGCATCTGCTGGTCAAGATCGGCACTGACATCGGCCACGTAGCCCTCGCGGGCGTCAGCGACATCCCTCTCGGGGTGGCGACCGACGAACCGGCGGCCGCGGAGGATCCCGTCAATGTGGCTCTCCTGGGCGCGGGTGACAGCACGCTCCTGGGCGTGGCTTCGGCCGCGATCACAGCCGGCGACCTTCTGGCCCCTGCGGCCAGCGGCAAGCTGCGCACCCTGCCGGCCACCACGGGCACCTACTACATCGTCGGCCGAGCCATCACGGCAGCCGGAGCGGATGGCGACACGATTGAGTTCGTGCCCTCGTTCCCGGTCCAGCGCGTCGTGGCCTAAGGCCTGAGCGACCAAGGAATCTCAGCGAATCCAAATCACATGAAGACAAACCACATTGTGGACGCCCTCCTGGCTGACCAGGGCGGCGCCAATCACCCGGGCGAGATCTATCTCGCCAACGAGGCGCGGTTCACCAGCGCCACCTTCTCGCAGCCGCTGACCACGTTTAGCGTCGGCTGGAAGGACGACCAGAACATCCTGGCCTCGCTCCAATTCATCGCCCCCGAGGTGGTGGTTGGCCGTCGCTTCGAGTTCAAGAAGTCGACCAACGCGGAGGAGTTCCTCAGCGAAACCGACGACGTGCGCGGCATTGGCTCCACCTTCAAGCGGGTGGAATACAAGGGCCAGACGGTCAACGAGAAGACCCTGAACAAGGGGCTCACCATCCGCCTGGACAAGGACGAGGCGGTGGACGGCGACGAGGAGCGCGCAGTGATGCGCCTCAAGACGCGCCTCTTCCGCAATGACCTGCGTCGCGCCGGTGCGATCCTGCTGGCTGCCGCCGGCAACGGCACCAACAAGACCTGGGGCAGCACGGGGAAGCCGGACAGCGATGTCATGGCCGCCATCGTCGCCGCCGGGGACAGCGCCGGCATCTCGCCGAACCGCCTGCTCTACGGCCTGGCCGCATGGCAGCTCCGCTACGCCAGCTATGAACAGCAGGCGACCGCCGGGGCCTTCGCCGCGCTCGCCCAGACAGCGGATCAGGTCGCGCAGAAGCTCGGCCTCTCCGGGGGCCGTGTGAGCGGCGAGCGGTTCCAGTCGAGCGCCTCCGGCAAGTCGAAAGTCGTCGGCGCCGTCGCCGTCGTCTTCTTCGGCGAGGACGGCGTGGGCAAGGACGACCCGTCGTGCGTGAAGCGCTTCGTCACTCCGGTCGGACCGGAAGGCGTGCGCGTCTATCGCGACGAGAAAGACAAGTTCGTGGACATCACGGTCGAGCACTACTCGAACATCGTGGCCACGAGCACGGTCGGCGTCGAGAAGCTGAACATCAGCTAGTTCAAACCCTGCGGCCGCTTCGGCGGCCGCAGCATTGAGCTAACCATGTGGACCACGATCACAACTGACGACGTAAAGACGCGCCTGGCGGCGGCGGAGTTTGCGGCCTATACGACCCGCGCACTCGGCCAGGGCCAGACCGACCCGTTGCCTGACATCACCGCCCAGGTGGTGCGCGAGGTGCGCGGACACGTGGCCGGGGGTGGCAATGTCCTCGGCAACGGCCTCACCATTCCCGACGAATTGCTCGCCGCTGCCGTGGACATGATTGTGTTCCGGCTCACGACCCGCCTCGGGATCTCGGTCAAGGACGACCGCAAGACGGCCAACGACCAGGCCCGCACTCTCATGGGGCAGGTCGGCCGGGGAGAATTCAAAGTCGCTGCGCCGGCGATGGCCGCCAGCGAGCAGGCCGGCGCGGGTGGGGTCACGGTGGTGACCAGCCGGCCGCGCCAAACGGAGGACATGAGCGGGCTATGAGCAAGGTCTCTCTCGAAATCGCTCCTCTGGAGGAGGCCGTCGGGCGGATGGACCGCAAGATGCCGATCGCCCGCGCTCTGACCAGCGCCGAGTGGGCGGACGTGCCGCTGGCCTTGCGGGAGCGGGCGTTTTGGACGGCGAACTTTGCCAAGGCGGACGTGCTGCAGGTGATGCACGATGCGATCGGCGACCGACTGAAACTCGAACCTCGCGAGAGTGTGCCTGGGCGCGGAGCGGTGACGATGTCGCGGGACAACTTCATCACCGAGCTGCGGGACCGCCTCGAGGCGTCCGGCTACGTGCCACCCCAGGGGAAGCGTGGAACGATTCAGGATCTGACGAGCACGGGGCGGCTCGGACTGATTTTCGACATGAACACGCAGGCGGCGCAGGGTTATGCCCGGTGGAAGTCCGGGCAGGCCGAGGGCGCGGTCTTTGCGTTTCCCGCCCAGGAGCTGTTCCGCTCGGAGTCGCGCCAGGTGCCGCGCAATTGGATCGCCCGCTGGCAGGCGGCCGGCGGGCAGATCAGCGACGGCGGCCGTTTGATCGCAGCGAAGGACGACCCGATCTGGGTGGCCATCTCGGCGTTTGGGACGCCTTTCCCTCCATTCGACTACCAGAGTGGAATGGATGTGCGGGACATTTCCCGGCGCGAGGCCGAAGCCCTGGGCGTGATCGCGCCCGCCCAGCGGATCACGCCGCCGGCGGTCGGCTTCAATGACAGCCTGCAGAAAAGCGTGGTGCGCATGGATCCTTCAATTTTGACGGACACGATGGGCAAGTTCGGCCGTCTGGTGGAAGCAAAGGACGGCATCGTGCGATGGGTCGCCGGGCGACACTCGGTGGCCATTTCGATCGATGTGCCCTCCTCTCTGCCCAACGCGCAACTGATCAGGGAGGCTGTGGCAGACGTAGCCCGGGTGCATGATTACACCGACTCGGCACAGGGCGTGGGAATCCCGCTCACGCCGGTGGGAGGTAAAACAGCCAAGGCCTCTAGCAATGCGGAATATTATCGCAACCATCCCGCGACTAACATGCCGGCCATCAATGTCTCTCCCAGGGGGGACGCCCTTTCTGTGGTCCATGAGATCGGGCACGAGGTTGACCATAGGCTCTTCGGCCACGGGATGACTTTCGGGTCGCATTTCAACCCGGAGCTTGCGCCGCTGATGCGCGCAATCGAGGCAAGCGAGGAAATCCAGGCACTCAAAGGCATGCGCTGGTCCGGCAGGTCGGCCGCGGTGCAGAAGGCCCGCGGGCACAGAAATTACCTGCTAGAAGATCACGAACAATTTGCCCGCGCTTACAGCCAATGGATCGCCGAGCGCAGTGGACGCATGGAATACTCGCAGGGTATCGAGTCGAGAATGGCTCTGGGCTGGGGCTCGCAGTGGAAGCCGGAAACCTTCGCGCCGATCGCGGCGGAGTTTGAAAAACTCTTTAAGGGGAAGGGGTGGATGCCATGACGCCCATGCGCTCTCTCACCGCGTCCGCCCGCTCGTCCCAAGGCTTCATGAGTTCCTCTTCGGCGCGCGGCTCGTCGCGGACGACGATGCCGAACTCGTCGGTGGCGTATGTGTCGCCCGCGTCGACGGCGGACAGAGCCCTGTCGAGGTCTTCGATGGGACGAGGATTCCTCATGGAGGAATTTATCGCGCCGCAAGGCCCGGAGGTCAAGCGATGATCGAGATCACCATCGAGGACGGGGCGACGCCGGCGTTGCGGCAGAGGCTGCAGGAGTTGCAGAACCGCCAGCCACTCATGGAGGCGGCCGGCAAGGCCGTGGAAGGGGTGCTGCATAGCCATTTCACGAGGCGTGATGCGGAGGGCAACAAGAAGGGGTGGCCCCGGAAACATTTCTGGAACCGCGTCGTGCGACGGGCCACAGCCTTCTCCGGGGCGACGAATGACACGGCGACGGTCAAAATCGCGAGCCGGGAGTTCTCGCAGAAGCTTTTCGGCGGGACGATCCGGGCCGGGAGTGGGAAGTTTCTGGCCATCCCGCTCACCGCGCGGGCGTATGCGGTGGGTCGGCCGAGAAATTGGACGGGCACCAGCCTGCATGTGCTGCGACTGAGCAGCGGGAAGCTTTTGCTGCGCGAGAACCTGCACAGCTCGCTCAAGGGCCGGAAGCGTGACCGCGGGAAGCGCATCGAGGGCGGTGAGGCGCAGTATCTTCTGGTCAAGAGCGTGAAACAGAAGGCGGACCCGAATGCGCTGCCGAGCACGGACAAGATGACCCGCGCGGCGCGGATCGTGGTGGCGGATTACCTGGCGAGGAGGGCGGCATGAGCGAGCAAAAGCAACGCAGCCAGTTTCACGCCATCAGCGAGGCGGCCGCGGAGTTGATTCGTGCCTCGACGCATATTCCGGAGGGGGTTGCGGTGGTGGCGTATGAGAAGGGAGAGATCGAGAGCGAGATCGACAAGAGTCTGGCGGCGCTGGGCCTCGCGGTGATCGTGCTCCCCTTTGAGACGATCCACGCGATCCCTGGCTGCGCGCCGGCATTCTATGACGAAGCCGAGCTCATTGTGCATGTGGTGGAGTCGACGCTGCTCAACGCGACTGGGATCGATGGCACGGCCCTTCGCGACTTCGTGATTGCCGCCCTGGTCGGCTCGGACTTGGACGGGCTGCTTTCGGAGGAATTGGGAGAGCATCGGATCATCCGCGCGGATTCGGAGGACGAGACCATCCGCGAGATCACGTTCAAGACGGCGTGCGGATGGCGGGGATGAAAAGACTTGAAACACTGAAATGAAAACCTACCTGAACATCGAGACGGGGCTGCTGACGGCGGAGGCGAATGGGACCTCGCCCATCCGGCGGCTGGCCGCCAAACGCGGCGACACGCTGGAGTTGGAAGTGGTTCCGAGCGCGCCGATGGCCGACGCCACCGGAATCCTGGTCGCGAAGCGCAAAGGCATCTACTCGGGCGAGGTGATCGTGCTGGACTCGGCCTGGAGCGCGCCTGAGACGGAGGGTGCGGGGTATTTGTTCTCCCTCTCGCTCAACACCGACCCGCTCAACGCACTTTTTATCGATGAGAAGTCCGAGGAGGTGCTCATGGGGGAGATTACCTGGACGGTCGGCAGCGTTACGCGGTCGTCGCAGACCTTCGATCTCGTCGTGGCGCGCGACGTGTGGCGGGGGGATGAGGGCGCGCCGAGCCCGGTGACGCCGCTGACGAGCTTCGACATACAAAGCGTCACGGGTCTTACGCGATGGAGGATCACCATTGATGACGCCGGCGTCATTCTGCGCACGGCGCTCGCGCTGATGGCGCTTTGCGCATTTTCTGCGGGCGCGATGGGCCAGACGGTGCGCGACCTCACAACGACCAACGGCACGCTCCAAGGCACGAGCCTGCGCATCAACACGGCCACCAACTTCAATTTTGGAGGTGTCGGCGGATCGCTTCAGGTGGAGGCCCAAGGCGGGAATCACGCCATCGCCGCTCGCGCTTCGGACGAGGCGGACGGGGCGGCGTTCTACGGCTGGTCCGAGAGCGGTGCGCCCGCGATGAAGTTGGTGCAGAGCAATAATTTCAACTCTCCCGCACTCACCGTCTGGCGGACGCCGAATGGCAATGACGCGCTCTCCTCCGCCGTCCTGATCGCGGGAAGCCCGACGAACGGGACAAACATTGCTCTCAAAGTTCAGCGGGGTTCCACAAACGTCTTTACGGTCAACTTCAACGGCCTGCCGTCCCTGCCGTCTGCTGCCACGGTCACAACGGCGATTGATTGGGCCGCGTCCTCGACCTTCACGCACTCCTTGACGGGCAACAAGACCTTCACGTTCACCAACTCGGCAGACGGGCAGACCATCATCGTGCGGGTGGTGAACCCCGCCTCGCACACCGTGACCTGGCCCTCGGTGAAGTGGCGGGTGGGGACGCCTCCGACACAGACCGCCAGCGGGACGGACATCTACACCTTCATCAACATCGGCGGAACCATCTACGGCGCACAGAACGCCGACCTGCGATAATGCCTATCCATCCCATAGGTTTTGTTGCGCCTGAGTCTGGCACGGTCACGCCGCCGCCAGAGCCGCCACCCGTGGAGGGGTGGGAGGATGCCTTATCAAGCGGTTTCGCTGCAAACATCCGAGCAGCTTACGACTTTCGGCAGATGTCAGGCGGGACGCTTGCTGGGATTGTCGGGCCGAGCTTGGTCTGCGATGGGCTGACGCCCGTTTCGGCGGGGGCGCAATTTACCAAGGGGGTGAGTCAGGCTTACTCCAATGCCACCATCGCAGTTAGCTACCCTTTCACGTTGGTCTATTACGGCAAGACGACAACTGCCACGGGCGGTGATTCGATCATTCTTTCAACACAGCCCACCAAATGGTCGCAGACGAGCAACACGAACGCCCTTGTGTTCGCCAGAACCTTCCAAGGCATCCTGCCTTACAACGGGTCGGACAATAACAGCATCCCTCACGTTGCCTCAACGGAAGACTACTTCGTTGCCTTCAGCTTCCTTGGTTCAACAGTCCGCTACGCCGTAAGGAAGCAAAGCGGCAACCTCAATGGAACGCGGACAGCTTCGGCAAGTTCGCAGAGCTTCAACGGATTTGTTGGATTCGGGGCTGGGCTTTCGGGGCAGAGACAACTCACCGGGACGCTTGGCTACGCACTTTTCATCCAACAGGCGTTTTCGACCGAGGGAGAAATGGACTCTCTTTACGCCACGCTGCCCAACAATTTCGTCTGGTAACACTCTAAACTTTATGAAGACCAAATACGTCATCATCGCACTGGCCCTGTCCCTGTTGGCAGGGGGAACCCTCAACGCTCAGACCAACACCAACTCTGCCAACGTCACGGCATGGTTAGCTCTCAAAGAGTCTCAGGGCACAAACTTCAACCCCGCCGCTGCGGAAGCGGTGGCGATCAAAGACTCCATCTTGGCGCAGGAGCAGATCCCGTGGCCGGAAGTATTCATCGCTCGTCATGTGGTTACTGCCGTTGGTGGGCGTGAAGCGTGGATGGACGCCGCTCGCACCAATGCAGGAAAAAGCTTCGCCTTGATGGCGATGACCAAGGTTTGGGACAAAGACCCAACCGGCTGGACGCAGGAGATGATCGAGCAAGGAAATGATTGGGCAATGAGTGTGGCACGTCTCCCTGCCGCTTCGCCAGAGTTCCGGCAGCAGGTGTGGGAGGTGGCCAAAAACAAAGCGGGCGGCAACGGTAGCTACAACCACTTCTTCAAGCTATATCGCGCCACCCTGCCAGCAGCAGAGCAGTTGGCTGTCACGGCCCAACAGAAGGCTCTGTTGATCGCCGTTCCTACCCGCACCGAAGCGCAAAACGCATGGCTCGCGGAAATCTCCGCCGACCTCATCGCGCTGTCTCTCGACCAGCAACAGTAAATGAAGCTCGCTGCCGCCATCCTCGTAGTCATGTCGGGCGTTCTGTTCGCGCAAACGAACACGAACGACCCGACCGACACCCCGACCGTGCGAGCGTTGACCGCGCTCATCCCCATGCGCCAGCAGGCCAACTACGGCCTCTGGCTCAGCGGGCAGGCGCGGCAGTCGCTCTTTGCGCAATGGCTCGAAGCTCAGACCACCGAGGCGCGCAAAGCCCGCTTCGTCTCTGCGCTCGGGCAGCCCCAGGTGCTACTCGGCACACGCGCGGCGGCGGACAAACCAAACTACGGCGGCAACGCCTTCGCGCCCCTGCAACGCACCCTCTGGCTGCGGATGGCCAGAGGAGAAAGCGTCGCGGAGTAATCATTAACCAACCAACACACACAACATCATGAGCAAAGTCTATGGACCAATCGAATGGAGCACGGTCGGGGCACCGAACCCGCTGACCGGTATCTGCGAAAACTTCACGCGCCGGATCGGCGATCAACTCTTCAAAGTTCCGGGCGAGGCGGACATCGCCGGGGCGGTGTTGCACGGCCGCAAGGGCGAGCTGAACTTCTCCTCGAAACCTCCCGGCACGGTGACGGCGCTGCCGATCCGCGCGGGCGCGGAGATGAGCGTGTCGGGCATCTCCGGCAGCAAGATCATTGCCGCCCGGATCAGCGCGAATTGGCGGCGCGGGCAGCCGCTGACCTTCGACGCGACGGCGAATGAATATCCGGGGCTCGGGAGCGGAGTGGGCAGCATCACGCCCGGGTCGCTCACATTCTCGCGGACGGCGAAGGCGCTGCAGTTGCCGGCGGACCAGATCTGGTGGGGCACGGAGAGCGTGCCGAAGGCCGGGCTCACCGGGATCGTCGAGAGCCTCGCCATCGAGGAGAGCGTGCAGTTCGACGAGACGCAGGACGATGACCAGGAGGGCTCTCCCATCGTGGCCGTGGTGGTCTACGACTACGAGGGCACGGCGCGGCTGGAAATCCTCACCGCGGCGACGGAGCTGCCGGAGGACGGCGATGTGCTTACGCTCTTCGGCGGGTTCCGGGTCAACGGCGTGGAAACGGGCCTGCGTATCCGCGACAAGCGACGGGTCACTATCAACGGCTTTCTCATCCCTGGGGTGACCGACGGCGAGTAAGGCGCGTATGGTGACCGATGACGAGCTGCGGGCGGATGCCGCCGCCCTGGCGGAGGGTGAGCGCACGATGCGCATGCCCCGCCGGGTGGTGGACGGTCTGCTGCCGCCGCCGGCGTCGGCCCTGGGGCTCGCCCTCGGCCCGCTGACGATGGAGGGCTGGCTGCGGCTCATCGATGTGGAGTCGATGTATCTCGACAGCGTTCCGCCGGCGTCGCTGCTGGCCGAGGTGCGGCAGTTCTGCTTCGCGGTGGAGGTGCTGAGCGGCCGCACGGCGCCGGAGGTGGCGGCGGCGTTCCAGCGGACGACCGAGGTGGAGATTCTCTCGTCGATGCTGACGGTGTCCGCGCGGATCAACGAAGCGGAGGCGCCGATCCTGGCGATGCAGCCGCCTCCCCGGCCGGCGAACACCCCGGCCCCGCGCCAGCGGCCGTCGCGGGATGGCGGGCTGGGGCTGTGGACGCTGCTCTATGTCACGCTCGTGCAGGACCTCGGCATGAGCCGTGCCGATGCGCGGGCCTGCCCGGTGAGCGAGGCGCATCTGCTCACGGCCGCGTCCCGGTTCCGCGAAGGGTGGGACGTGAAGGGCTACAACTTCCGCGAGCAGGAGATTCTGGGGGAGGCCGCGAGCGATGAATGAGCTCTTAATCAAACTCAAGTCGCTCCTCACCGGTTCGGGCTTCCAAGAGGCCGAGCAGCAGTTGCGCAAGGTCAAGGCGGCCGCGGATGACGCGAACAAGTCGGTGGCCAAGGTAGGCAGCACCCCGGCCGGCGGGACCAAGCCGGCGGGGAAGATGTTCACGAGCGAACAATCGAAGTCGATCGCGTCTGAGTGGACAAAGCAGTGGAAAGCGGAGGCGGAGGCCGCGCGGAAATCCCTGGCGGACCTCGAAGGGCAGGCGACACAGACAAAAGCCGTGATGGAAAGCGGCGGCGGGGGCGGTGGCGGGGGGGGATTTCTGACCGGCGCGATTCGGGCGGGTGGGTTGGCCATTGGCGCAATCGCGGTGGGGAAAATCGCGTCGGCGCAAGTGGACAAGCTGAGCGAGGGCGTCAAGGCGGCCACGGCCAATACCCGCGAGATGATCAAATCCTTCGGCGACGCCTCGAATGCGGTGACGCTGGACGCGGCGGTGTCACAGTTTGATCAACTAAGCTCGATTGCCGCCTCGACGCAGGCCAACTTGGCCAAGCTCAATTCTGAATGGGGCTCGTGGACGGCCAACCTGTTGACCGGAGGTGAGGCGTTCCGGGAGATACAGGCGCAGGCGGATCAGCAGCGCTCGGGTGCGTTCTCGGCTCTCTCCGGTTCGATGGCTAGGCAAGTGGGACTTGCCCAAAATCTGGCCGTCGACCCGTTGGACGCGGGCCGCACAAGCGACCTGCAACGCAGCACCTCCCGCGAAGACGAACAGCGTAAGCTGCAGGAAATCCTGGCGTCCGCGAAAACGCCGGACGAAAAACTCTCGGCCAGCAATGCGATGGCCTCGCTGCAGGAGAAATACGCCGCCGAGGACGTCGCGCTGGCCAAAATCGAGGCCGCGAAGCAGGAGCAGCTTCAAATCGAACTGCAGATCTCCCAGGCCAAGCAGGCGGGGAACCTCCTGGAGCAACAGCGGCTGGAGTGGGTCAAGGAATACACGGCGGCTCTCCGCCAGGCTCAGGCGGCCGGGATGGCTGACCCCTACGGTTTTGCGAAGGACAGCGCAAACGCCCGGCTGCCGGATGCGGCGAATACCTACGAGGACACGAAGGCGGCCGTGGAGGCCGCCCGGCAGGAAGGCTTGGACCGGCAGGCAGCCGATGCCGAGCGTTCGCGTCAGGCAGCGGAGGCAGCGCAGGCTCAGTCCGAGCAGGATCAAATCGCCAAAGACCTGGCGCGCGCGAAGGCGGACGCCGGGCGTAATGAAGGACTCTACGACGCGGAGCAGAGGGCAGGGATGGCGGCAACGGACTCGCCGACGGAACAGCGCCGGCTGGAATGGCTGCGCACTTACAAGTCGGAACTATCGAGCCTGACGGATGGACTGGAGCCGGGGACGGCCGAGTGGGCCCAGGCGGCGGATTACGCGGCGAAGATCGCCGACGCGATGGACAGCTCGGTGAGCAATCAGGCGAAGCTGGCGGCCTCGGCGTCGGCGGAGTCGTCGGACTCGACGGCCGGGCTGAATGGCCGCATCCAGAGCCGACTGCAGCGGGACTTGGCTCGGGCGGACCGCTACGAAGAAATGGGCGCCTTCTCGACGGCGGAGAAGATTCGCAAGAAAGCCTTCAGCACGGCGGAACGTCAGGCCGGTGATGCGCTAAAGGAAAAGGGCCTCGATGGCGTGGCAGGGCGTGACTTGGCCAAGGCGGAGATCAACCAAATGGTGGCCGCGATCCCGACCGCAGAGATGACGGCCGCCGCCTCGGCGCTCAATACCTCCGCCTCAGCACTCACGGCGGCAGCAACCGCGCTCAGCAATGTGGGGAGGTATCAATGAGCAAAATCTTAGGCACCTTCCCGATCGTGTCGCGCCCGGAGGCGTCGGAGGATGAGCGTGGGCTGATCACGACGAAACGGCGGACGCTCAAGACCACGCCGGACCTGCTGGCACAGAACAACCAGACGGATGTGCTGCGTCGGCGATCAGAACGCAATGAGCGTGGTCTCATCGTCGAGGAGGCGGAGCTGCTGCGCGTCGGCGCGGATGTGTTGGGCCGCGTCACCTGGTCGGTCGAGACGACGGAGGCGGATCGTCCGCTCTTGGAGCACCCGGAGGTGATCTCGCTCCTCGCGGACTATGGTGGGTATTTCGAGAGCAGCGAGCTGCAGTTCCCCGAGTTTCTGCCGGCGGGCAAACGTCGCAGGGTGAAGTCGTCGCGGGTCGCGGCAGATTCCTCGATCTCGCCGCTGGCGGGACGGAAGGACTACGGGGATGTCGGAAAGACCGTGCGCAAGGAGGTCGTGCTGGCGGGGAAGGATGCTTATGCCGAGGACGAGGTGGCGGGTTTGATTTTCAAGGCGCTTCCGGCCGGCGCGCCCAATGTGGCGCTCCCGCGCGGCCAGGTGTGGCGGGCGTTCGTGAGCACTCGCGAACTGGCGCGGGCCGAAGGGCCGAATGATTCGATCGTCGAGGTGACGGTGGAATACCGCTCGGGGACCTACCCCGAGGAAATCTATTTCCCCTGGTATGGCTGAGAACCTTCTAGTCGAACCCCGCGAGCGTCTCCTTGCCTGGAAGGAGAATGCCAAGGTGCGCCTGATCCGGCGCTACCAGCCGCGTGCGGGCTATGGCCTGCGGGCGAAGGAACGGCCGAACGGGACGACACTCTCGGTGAAGCCGGGGTTGTTGCCGCCTACGCCATTCAAGGTGACGCTGGGCGATGGGATTTTCTGGCTGCGGCCGGGCCTCTGCAGGGGCGTGGAAGTGACGTTGCCGGGCGGGCAGGTCGTCGCCCTGACGGGCGGCCCGGTGGAGGTGGCGTTCCAACGGAAGCGGCTGGTGGGGCTGCGGGTGAAGTTCGTCGCGGGCCAGGTGGAGGCCATCGAGGTCGGGCAGATCGCGAGCCTCGATGAGCTGCTCCCGCATGAAGCCTGGCGGACGCTGGCCATCATCAAGGGGACGCCGAGCGCGCCGAACGATTTTGCGCGGGTGATTCAGGTCGTGCATCACAACCAGGAGTTTGTGGCCACGGGCGACCTGAAGGCCTGGAAGAATGTGCGGTTTTTCTGGTGGGCATCATGACGGACCAACTCACAGTCAAACGCGGCGAGCGGCCGACCTACGCGCGGCAGATGCGACGGGACCGCCGCCTGCTGGCGAACCGCCCGCGGGCGGGGCGCGGTCTGCTCGCACGTGAGACGCGGTCGGGCACGGTGCTGGTGCTCGATGGGCGGATGCTTTCTCCGCACCCATGGCAGGCAGAGGCGGTGTGGAAGGGCTCGCTCGGGCAGAATGATGAGGTGACGCTCACGGCGCTGGTGAGGCTCTCGCCTGGCACGGTGGACGAGGAGGAGCCGATCCTGCCGGCGAATGCGGACGGTCCCGCGGAGGTGCGGCGGCCGGCCGATGTGGCGCTGAGCGATGCGACGTCGGCCTGGATGCTATCGGTCGAGGGCTCGGCGATGCCGCGGGCGCGGGACATCCGCAAAGGGCTGCCGGAGGTGATCTTCAACATGGCGAACGTCGGGGAGACGACGCGGACGGTGCGCTGCGCGTCGCTGGCGATCAAGGCGGACCCGATGCGGAAGCGTGGGGAGCGATTCACGGTGGTGCTGGTTCCGCAGTTGCCGACCTTTGAACTGACCGCGCTCGATGCGGGTGTGAGGGATTTTTTCGGGTTGGACGAGATCCCGCCGGTGCTCTCGACGGTGGTCGAGCTGGCGACGCTCTGGGCCCTGGCTCCCGAAGCTGAGCCGACGCAGGATGTCGTCGGCGCGGGGTGGACGCTGGTGGTGCAACAGCGCGTCTATTTGAACTTGGAATTTCACCTGCAGCCGCAGGTCGACACGCCCGTGCAGGACCCGCTGCTGGATCCGGCCCTGGGGTGGTTCGTCGGCCGCTATACCGGGGTGCTGCAGGCCAATGCCTTTGCGGATGCCGCGCTGCTGCAGCTCGCGAGCAGTTTCGCCCAAGCCAAACCGCCGCAGGCGGCTTTCTGGACATGATCACGAAGCGCCCAGAGAACCCTTTTTCGCGCGTGCCGCCTCGGCTCAATGCGCGCTGGCCTTTCCCGCGGATCGCCCCGGACTTCGGGGTGATGTCGCGCGGTGGGGCGGCAGATTTTACGCCGGTGCCGCTGTCGAGGGACTTGCAGCGGCGCGCGGTGCAAACCACGGACACGACGACTTATGATCAATCTTAAACTCGACCTGGACACGCGCACTCTGCGCGAGACGACAATCCCGCCGCTCACCGTGGGGAGCAAGGAGCGGCTGAGGCTGCGCTTCTACCGTCGCCTCGGCGACGACACCAAGCCGAGCGAGGTGGCCCAGGAGGGCCTGCAGACGCTGAGGGCTTCGCTGGGCCTTGTAGACACGCCGCCGGTGGGCGGGCGGCTCAAACTCACGCTTGGCGCGGCGGAGACGGCCTGGCTGGACGCGAAGGCCACGGCCGATGCGATGAAGGGCGCGCTGAATACGGCGACGTCGGGCTCGGTGCAGGAGGTGCTCAAGCCGAGCGATGGGATTTATCTGGTGCGCTTCACGGCCACGGGCGCGCAGGAGTTCGAGGTCTCGGAGAACGAGCTGAGCCCGCGCTCGTTCGGCAAGGTCCGGGCCTACGAGCAGGATGGGCGGTGGTGGCACGAGCTGCGCTTGGTCCAGGCGCCAGTCGCGTGGGAGCAGTCCTTCGACCGGCAATTGGTGCCGATGCCGGAGGTGACGCGCATCCAGGGCGGCTCGGAGGGCTCGCTCAACCCGCTGGGCGGCTGGGGCATCAATGAGCTGCAGCGGCTGGCCCTTGACCTGGAGTTTGTCGGCTCGTTTCGCCTGGTCTTCAGCGGCCGGAAGACCACTCCGCTGGGGTCGTCGGCGACCGTGGACGAGGTGGCCGATGGGCTGAACGCGCTCTACGCGGATGGCCAGATCCGGTTCGCCACGAAAGTGGTGGATCCGACCGGGGAGGTGGACATCGAATTTATCGGGCCGCTGAAGGCGTCGCCTCAGGACCTGATCACGGTCGAGGTGGTGAGCTTCGAGCCGGGCAAGGTCGAGGTGGAGCTCGATCTGGACCGGGCGGAGATTCGACCCCTGACGCACGGCCGCAAGGACACGGAGGCCGTGCTGGAGCTGCAGGGGCATATCTACTCGGACGAAGAGGAGCCGGTCCTGCTGGAGAAGATTCCTCTCTTGCGGCAGACGGTGACGCTGCGGCGCGAAAACATTTCCGACGATCTGGCCACGGCCTTGGAGCTGGACTGGCTGCGGCCGCCGGCGCCGAAGATTTACGTGCCGCCGAACCCAGATCAAATTCAGACCGGGACGAGGCACTATGTAGCGACGATCGGCGACGGCGAGGCGGCCGAAATCGTCGTGCAGCACGCGCTAGATACCGAGGACCTTCACGTGACGCTGCGGACCATCGCGACGGGGCAGCTTTTCACGAACTACACGGCGGTGGTGGATGATCAGGAGATCACGCTGACTTTCCCCGGCGGCGCGCCGGCGGAGGACTCGCTGCGGTTGATGATTCTTGGCGCGGTGCCGGCCTCGCAGTGGAGCGGGCACACGCACCCGGTTAGCGAGATCGATGGCCTGGAGGCGCGGCTGTCGAATCTGGAGGCGGACGTGGACGATCTGCTCGACAAGCTGATCATTCCGGGGATCGGGACGAGCGAGAGCGGCGCGGGGTGGAAAGGATTCATCAGCCTGGCACCGCTGGCCGATGTCTTCCCGGCAACGGTCAAACGCGGCGACAAGTCTTTGCTCCCGCCCTTGCCCCGGGCGATCAGTGCGGATCCCGTGCCCGTCTTCGAGCCCGATGCCGAGACCATTCTCGATCCCGCCGCCGATGCGCCGGGCTTTGTGACCGGTATGTCCAGTGGCTCCCGTGTCTACGCTCCCGGCGACCGCTTGCGCCGGGGTCGCACGCTGACTTCCGCGGATGGCCCCTTTGTCATCGGCGACGGTTACTACTACTACCCGGCCGAGCAGGCCCAGGGGACCGACGCCTACTATCCGCTCGAAATGAATCGAGTGCTGTGGGAGCTGGCGGTGACGCCCGAGATGCTCGCCCCTGGGCGGGCGTTGACGGTGGATTGGTCGTTTCTCTTGGCACTCATCGCGGAGCGACCGGAGCTGCGCGGCAGCTACATGATGCGCGTGCGTAAGGGTGTGCCTCTCCCGGAAAGCGCTTTCGGGTCGGCCCCGAACATTGAGCGCATCGCCTGGGATGAGGTCGAAGGTGCGGAGCAGTTGCTCTTCGAGCAGAAGATCAGTCTCACGCGGGCGGGGATGGTGCATTCGTTCGGCGTGATCGTGGACCGTGCGGCCAATGGCGACCTCGCCGCTTACCGCTCGATCTACGGCAACGCCACCTCGGCCCCGGCTCCGTCGTCGACGAGCTTCATCCTGCGCGCCGAGCTCTCGCGCTTCGATCTGGAGAACTGGAGCGATCCGATGGGCCAGCCGCTCGGCCAGGTCTATCTGCAGATGGGCGCGGCGCCCGCGACCGCGGACGCGGCAAAGGCCATCAACGACCGCTTCAAATCCGAACCGCTCACTCTCAAAGCCCTGATCTCTTAACCAAAGCAACACTATGCCACTCACCGCACCCACAGGCCTCGCCGTCACCCGCATGTTCCGGGTGATGGGTCCGAACCAAGTCGCCGGCGACGGCCGCCAATGGGGTCCCCGCACTTTTCAAGTGTTCGGCCGCATCACTTGGGACAACACCGAAGCGACCACGCATGCCGTCGAGCTGACCGTCGGCGGAGCGGTCACCTGGCTGCCCCGTGGCGCCACCCTCGCGATGGACGTCCTTCTGGGCACATGGACCACGCCCGACGTCGCGAATAAGACCGTCGCCCTCTCGGTCAAGGTCAAGAGTGCCACCGAGGAAAGCAGCGCTGCCACCCTCAGCCTCACCGTGCCGGGTGCCGTGGCCGCCGTTCTGTCTGGGCCTCTCATTGTCGACGGTGATCAGTTCGAGTTGCCCGCCTGGGGAACCGGCGTGATGAATCGCATCGAAATCGTGGACGACGGGCGCATTTTGATTCGTCTCGCGCAATCCGTCGTCGGCGATGTCCGCTTCAGCCACGGGGATCTGGTGGCGCCCATGCCGACAACTCTGCGGCCAGAGCAAACCCACCGCGCGCAGTTGGACCTGAAGACCGGCACCGTCGTCCCCTCGAATTACAACTACTTTACGACCCTCATGCCCGGCACGAGTTTTGAACAGCGTCTGCCCGCCGTGCTGCGCGGCTACGCTTTCGCCGAAGGCAATCCCGTCACTCTTTCGCCTACCATCATCTTCGACACCCCGGCCACCAGCGGCACCTTTACCGCGAGCAATCAAGCTCTGCGCCTGCTTGTCGGGGAGACGGCCCGGATCCCGCTTCTGGCCTCGCACCCCGCCACATGGGTTATTGATTCCGGCGCCCCCGCCGGCTTTGCCGTCGTTGCCGTGGCCGATGCAGGGGATGGGATTGAAATACCCCGCCCTGGGGTGGATTACGTGCTCGTGGGCACTCCCACGATCGCAGGCACGGCCAGCGTCACCCTCACGGCCACCCGCACAGCCGACTCCGACACCGCCACGGCCACCCTCGATCTGACGATCACCGCCACGCCTGGCACTGGCGAACAGACACGTATCGTCATGAATCCCGGCTGGCTCAACAACGGCCTTGCCTATTCCGTCGGCGACAACGTCGCACTGGCGCTGATCTCGCAACCTGCTCCTGCGGCATGGTCTGCCACGGGATTGCCGCCGGGCATCGTAATGGATGACACCACGGGGCTCCTGAGCGGGTCGCCGACCATCGAGGGCCGGTTCATTGCCAGCATCACCGCGACAGCCCCGGGCAAGTCCGCCAGCTTCCCGGCGCTGATCACCTTCACGATCCGCGCCGGAACCCCCAACGGGCCCGCCACCCCTCCATCCATCACCCCGCAGAACCGCATCCCTTGGATTCTCGACAAGTGGGACCTCATCGATCTGCAAGTCATGGCCCGCACCCGGGCGGTCGAGTCGACCCTCATGGGAGCCAGCGGCCTGCGCGTGAAAATCGGCGACAGCCTCGCCTTCGCCATCTTCCACATCGGCGCCGCCAATGCCGCCTTCGATTTGGGGCCCGATGAGATTCGCATCATCCTTCGCACCGCCGACAACATTGGCGACTCCCTGGTTTTCGTGACCAAAGACACTCCGACCGTCGTCGACTCCGAACCGGACCCATACTACCTGATCGAAGCCAGCACGTCCTCCCGCCAGCGCGAAATCGTCGAGGAGTGGGTCGAGACCGCCAAGAAGAACGAAGGTTTTCCCTGCATTGGCGAAATCGAGTGGACAAAGGACGGCAAGGTATACTCGTCCGTATCTTTTCCTGTGGTGGTCGATCTGGACGTCGCCCGCCCGTGA